GGCAAGCTTTTTGACCGGAAAAGCACGGAGAACAAGGCCATCTGTAAACGGGACACGGTCCTAAATGCCAACCAGTATGATTGGATGGAATGGCAAGCAGGCTATGTCAGTGGATCTATCTTGATGCCATTAACGCACGTTCGCCAGATTGTCTCCGATTATTGTCAGCCGCTCGGTCTTCACGGAACAGTCTTTCAGGGGTCCCAGCATGGCTTGGCTCTTATTGCACAAGTGGTTGAGCGATTCGCTGTTTCAGAGGAAGCGGCTCGGATTCGGTTGTTGAAGCTCAATCTGTTGACTGCATCCGACAAGCAGCAATCTCTGTTTACCTGAGGAAAACCTCAAATACGCGGATGTGCGTGTTTTTTTGATTGACTTCGCACGCGCTTTTGATACGCTGATTAGCAGATCGCCGGATTGGCGGATTTTAACTACGGAGATTTCAAATGGCAAAGAACAGCAATACTACCGGGACCCATCACGTTGTGCCCAATTCTAGCACAGGCTGGGACGTCCGTCGCGGAGGCGCTGAGCGCGCCAGTGGTCACTTCGACACCAAACGTGAAGCGATTGATCGCGGGCGTGAGATGAGCCGCAACGCCGGTACGGAATTCAAGATTCACAACAAGGACGGCCAGATCAGCCAGTCCGATTCGCACGGGAATGACCCGCGCAACATCAAGGGCTAAGGAGAATAGAACATGGCCTCTGTGACGACTTTCATCCGCAACATGCCTGCCTCGTCGCTGCAGGCCTATTTCACCCACACCGGCATTACGCTTCCGAGCCCCATCGACTGGGCAGCGCCCGAACCTGAAATCGCACGGGCGACACTGCGGCTCGTCGATGAAATGAACGACGAGGATCGTGCCCGTGTCGTCAATGATGGCGAACGAGTCAGTGCTTTGGCCGACGACGCTGGTCAGACCGCGCTCTATAGCGTGGTTGACGACCGCACGGTCCTTGATGATCTGGCCAATGGGCATGCTCGTGCTCTCTGGATGTTCCTGAATGAACCCGTGCGGTTCCGGCATGCCGAGGAGGTGCGCTTCACAGATGAGCGGCGGCGCGGCAGGAGCTGGGATGGCTTCCTCTGCGATCCCAACTGCGTGGTACGCCAGGACCAGGCTTCGCTCGACGCCTTCAAGATGGCTCTGCAAAAGCGGTTTGCAGCGAATAACATCCATGTCGATATCTTCGAGCGTGTCCGTCCGACCTTCGATGGCGAGGACTGCGAGCTCGTGCAGATCACGGTCTATCGTGAAGGGCTGCCGGATGCCCAGTTTGCCTTCGATGATGGTGGAGCCCTCGTTCGGCGCGCCTACCGGCCTGTCTTTGAAGCGGCGATGACGTATGAGCCTTCGACGGGCGTTATCGAAGTGGTGGCCAATGACCGCGAAAGCCGTGCCGAGATGGCGCAGTTCCTGGCGCGCGATCTTCTCGGGATCGATTTTCACAGCGAGAAGGTGCCGCTGCGCCAGTACGATCTGAGTGTTCTTCTTAATCCGTTCAGCTTCCCGACCGATCTCGAAGATGGCATCGAACGGGTCGATGTTCGCCAGTTGCGGCTGATGCCGCTTGATGCGATTGGCGAGCGCGTCACTTTGGAATGCACGAGCAAGGCGGACCGCACCATCTGGACCATGGCGGCGGACCGTCTCGGCACGGGGAACCCGCTCGGCGGTGGCTGGGTGGTTACGCAAGCCAAGCTCGCGATCAAGTTCCACCCGAAGGGCGATGCCCGCCGTGGTCGGACGCTGCCGCTTACCATCACCTATCCGCATGGCTGTAATCTGAAGGATCAGACCGAGGCTGAGCAGTTGATTGGTGAGAAATACCTGCGCCGTTGGGGAATCCTCGTCGATGACGTCCAGCAGTCCGAAGACTGATCCCCGGGCGCTGACGTTGATCAGCTCGATCGCGGAAACGCCGGCGGCCAGCATATCCGCGCAGGTCCTTACGACCTTTCATGGGGCTGCCGGAAAACGGCTCCTTGCCGATGGCCTTCTAGCGGCTGTCGGTGAGGAAGCCGCCGCGACGTCGATGGTTGATCATGATGATGAGCCAGTTACCCTGAGCCTGTCGCCAGACGGGCGGACCTTCGGGTATTTCAGTCCGAACGCTGGGTGGGTAGTGCCAGCCGCCGAGGAACGCGCAGTTTATGGGCTGCAATTCGGTCCCCTGTTCGCAAAGCTGCTGGCGGGGCTCGATTGCCCCCAGGCAGCGCGTCCCATTGAACTAATCCCGCATATCCTTTGGGAGGTTGGCGCGGCGAGAGTACCGGGGCGTGCGGCGCGTGTTCCGGTTTGGATCGCCCGTCGTCTTGGGGACGCTGGCACTTGGCAGGCGTTGTTGGAACATGTGCGTCGTCGCCCGGCACCGGGGCTCCGTTTGATCCTAAGCCTGACGCCTGATGAGCGGATCCCGGAAACCTTTGTGCACGGCCATGAAATCGTCGCCATCCAGTCCGTCACGGATTTCGACCATGGCATTCGGATTGACCCAGACATTCTGGCCGCGCGATTGGCGAATGGGCGACTTGACGATTCCCCGGTCACCATGACCGCAGACGGCGGATCAATCACTGTGCGGGGCAAGACCTATACGTTCACTGGCACTAAGCAGCGCGCCATCATTCGCCATCTCTATGAGGCATGGCTTAGCGGCGATCCCCAGTGCTTGACTGCCGAGGTTCTGGTCCAAGCAAAATCTGGAGATCAGGTCCGTTCACTGGGTAAGGCGTTTAAGGGCCGAGTCGACTGGCGTGAATTCATCAAAGAGGAAGGAGGCCGCTGTTGGATATTCCTGTGACCGCCGCCTGACCCACTCATTCAACCGCCCTTCGGGGCGGTTTTTTCGTTTCTGGCGCAAAGAAACGCGATTCCTCCCTTCGGTCCTCCCTGGCTCCTCCCCAGCTCCTCCCCGCCCCACTGCCATTCTCCTTCACAGGTTTTCGACACAAACCCAAGGAGAGCCAAATGGCAATCAGACACCTCAACCAGATCGAGCTGGCGGCTCGATGGAACATCAGTCACCGCACGTTGGAGCGGTGGCGCTGGACCGGGGAAGGCCCCCAGTTCATCAAGATCGGCGGCCGCGTCGTCTATCGTCTTGAAGACGTAGAGGCGTTCGAAGCACATCAGCTTCGGGCCAGCACCGCCGAAACCCCCACCAAGCCAGCGGCGTGAGGGGGCGATCATGAACATCCCCAATCACATCACCCTCGATGCCTTCATGCGGATGCCGGTCGGCGAAATCGTCGCTCTGCCTGCCGAACAGCTGGCGCTGCTCCAGGCCGACATTGAAGAAGCTCAGCGTGTGGCCAAGGCCTCTCGCGATTGGCTCGATGGCGCTCTGGCGATCAAGTACGCCGACCTGGCTTCGACGACCCGACGTGACGCCGGCAAGGACACTGGCATCGTTCGCTTTGCCGACGGCTCCATCACGGTCATCGCTGACCTGGCCAAAAAGGTCGACTGGGACCAGTCGCAGTTGGCGGCGTTGGTCGAGCGTATCCGTGCCGACGGTGAGAACCCCGGCGACTACGTCGACGTCAGCTTCAAGGTTCCAGAACGCAAGTACAGCGCCTGGCCGGCCCCCATCCGTTCGGCATTTGAGTCCGCCCGCACCGTTCGGGCCGGCAAGCCGACGTTCAAACTTACCCCCAAGAACGAGGACTGATCATGAACACCATCGACAAGCTCACCGCTCTGCGCGAGCGCACCTATAACCTAGGCGGCCTACCCGATATCGTCCTGGTCCCGGCATTGGCGGGCCATCGTGACGAGGCGACCAAACCCATCGAGGCCGTCACCCTCGACGACATCGCTTTTGCGCTGTTGGCGCTAAACGAACAGTCGTCGGCTCTCTACCGTCAGATCGATGCCCTGCGCACCGTCTACGACATGGCCCGTAAAAACGGTGCTGTGGGCTCCGACACTGCGCTGGATGCGATCCCGGCCGAGACGGAGGGCAAGTGATGTCGCTCCCCATCATTTCGGCCGACCAGCGGCTCAACGAGCGGCGTGGCATCAAGGGCTGCATCTTCGGCAAATCCGGGATCGGCAAGACCAGTCTGCTGTGGACGCTGAACGCGACCACCTGCCTGTTCATGGACCTGGAAGCCGGCGATCTCGCGATCGAAGGCTGGCCCGGAGACACCATCCGGCCTCGGACGTGGCAGGACTGTCGTGACTTCGCCGTCTTCATCGGCGGGCCGAACCCGGCGCTTCGTGATGATCAGGCTTATGGTCCGGCGCATTTCCGGGCGGTGTGCGAACAGTTCGGTGATCCGGCGGCACTGGAGCGTTACGAGACGATCTTCATCGACTCGATCACTGTCGCCGGGCGGTTGTGCTTCCAGTGGTGCAAAGGCCAGCCGGAGGCCTTTTCCGACAAGACCGGCAAGCCGGATGTGCGGGGCGCTTATGGGCTGCATGGGCGAGAAATGATCGCCTGGTTGACCCATCTGCAGCACACCCGCGCCAAGGACGTGTGGTTCGTCGGCATCCTCGACGAGAAACTTGATGACTTCAATCGGCGTTTTTTCGCGCCGCAGATCGACGGAGCCAAGACCGGCAACGAGCTGCCCGGCATCGTCGATGAGGTCATCACCATGGCCGAGATGAAGGTGGAAGACGGTTCTGCCTATCGCGCCTTCATCTGCCACACCCTGAACCCGTGGGGCTTCCCGGCCAAGGACCGCAGTGGTCGCCTCGACCAGCTCGAAGAGCCCCATCTTGGCCGGCTTACCGACAAGATCCGTGGGCCGGTCCGGCCCATTGCCGAGCGACTGATCTTCGATCGCCCGGCCCCCGTCACCAATCTCGATACCCCTCAATCCTAAAGAAAGGAGGACACACCATGTCCGGTTCCTGGAACGACTTCAACGACGCCAAGCAGGTCACCAACCTGATCCCCAAGGGCACTATCGCCAAGGTGCATCTCTCCATCCGACCCGGTGGGCACGATGATCCGGCTCAGGGCTGGATTGGCGGCTACGCCACGCTCGGCACCACCGGATCGGTCTACCTGAACGGCGAGTTCACCGTGCTGGAAGGGCCGTTTGCCCGGCGCAAAATCTTCACTCTGATTGGGCTCTACAGCCCCAAGGGCCCCGACTGGGGCAACATGGGTCGCAGCCTGGTTCGCGGTATCCTCAACTCGGCGCGGGGGATTTCCGACAAGGATACCTCTGCCCAGGCGCAGGAAGCGCGGCGGATCAACGGGTTTGCCGATCTCGACGGCATCGAGTTCCTGGCCAAGATCGATATCGGCAAGGACGCCAACGGCGAGGACAAGAACGAGATCCGCATCGCGGTCACGCCCGACCATAAGGAATATGCGTCCCTCATGGGCGCGGTCGCCGGTTCGGTTGCTCCCTCGGCTACCGCTCCGCAGCCGTCCACCCCGACCTTGACCCAAACCTCCACCCCTGGGGCAGGCGTTCGCCCGTCCTGGGCTCAGTAGGAGGGCGGACAGATGTTGCTTCGCCCTCGCCAAAAGACCTTCGTCGAGCGCAGCGTTCAAGCGCTCGGTGAACACGGGAACTCCCTGGCCGTGGCCCCGACGGGTGCCGGCAAGACGATCATGCTCTCGGCAGTCGCCGGGCGCATGGTCGGCGGCACCGACGCCAAGGCCTGCGTGCTGGCCCATCGTGACGAGCTGACGGACCAGAACCGGACCAAGTTCGGTCGGGTCAATCCCAAGATCGTCACCTCGGTGGTCGATGCCCGTGAGAAGTCATGGCGGGGGCAGGTAACCTTCGCCATGGTTCCGACCCTGACGCGCTCGGCCAATCTCGGGGCCATGCCTGCGCTCGATCTTCTGGTCATCGATGAGGCGCATCACGCCGCTGCGGACAGTTATCGGCGGATCATTGATCAGGCGCTGCACAACAATCCCATGTGCCGCATCTACGGGGTCACCGCGACGCCGAGCAGGGGAGACAAGAAGGGTCTGCGACCCGTCTTCTCCAACGTCGCCGATCAGATCCGCATCGGCGAACTGATCACCTCGGGCCATCTCGTCCCGCCCCGGACTTTCGTGGTCGATGTAGGCGTCCAGGACGCGCTCTCCAACGTCAAGCGGACGGTGGACGACTTCGACATGGCCGAGGTTGACGCCATCATGAACCGGTCGCCGGTGACCGAAGCCGTGGTTCGCCACTGGAAGGAAAAAGCGGGCGAGCGGCAGACCGTGGTGTTCTGCTCGACGGTCGATCATGCCCGCAACGTCACCGCCGCGTTCAATGATGCTGGTGCATCTGCTGCCATGGTCTACGGCGATATGAATGCCGGCGAGCGCCACTCGTTGCTTGCTGCCTACGCCGCCGGTGAAATCCGCGTCGTGGTCAACGTGGCGGTGCTGACGGAGGGCTGGGATCACCCGCCGACCAGTTGTGTCGTGCTGCTGCGCCCCAGCTCCTACAAGTCCACCATGATCCAGATGGTCGGGCGCGGTCTGCGGACGGTGTCGCCCGACGAGCATCCCGGCATCATCAAGACCGACTGCATAGTCTTGGATTTTGGCACATCGACGTTGCTGCACGGCTCACTTGAACAGGATGTCGATCTCGATGGCCATGAGGCCGATGGAGAGGCGCCGACCAAGGACTGCCCGGAATGTGGGGCCGTTGTTCCGTTGAGCGTCACTGAATGCCCGCTTTGCGGTCACGTCTGGGAGCGCGACGGGGCAGCCGAACCGCTGGGCGACTTCATTATGTCCGAGGTGGATCTGCTGAAGCGTTCCAGCTTTCGCTGGTGTGATCTTTTCGGTGATGACGCGGCGTTGGTCGCCAACGGCTTCAGCGCATGGGGTGGCGTCTTCTTCCTCAACGGTCGCTGGTACGGCATCGGCGGCTTGCAGCGCCAGCGTCCGAAGATTCTAGCCATCGGTGAGCGCACGGTCTGCCTGGCGGCGGCCGACGACTGGCTCAACGAGAACGAGTCCGACGAGAGCGCCCACAAGACGCGGCGCTGGCTGAACCAGGCACCGACGGAGAAACAGCTCGCGCACCTGCCGTTGGAATATCGCCAGGACTTTGGCCTGACCCGCTACCAGGCGTCCGCGCTGTTGGCCTTCAAGTTCAATCGTGGGGCTATCCGTTCCCTGGTGTTCGGCGCGGCGGACGGTGCCGCCCGGAGGGCTGCGTGATGGAGAGCACTCATGTCCGCCAAGCGTCAGCGCCCCTGGCATCCGCGTGGTGTGCTCTGTGCCGTCTGCCGACGGCCGAACCGTGGCTTTGGCTGGTTCGATCCGGTGCGTTCGAAACGGCCCCGGCCATCGGTCTGGTTCTGCTCCATGAGCTGCCAAAGCTTCTGGTCGCGCTTGGCAAAGGAGCGTTTGGGCATGGTTGATCTGAGCGAACAGGAACAAGCCGCGATCCGCACCGCCATGAAGATGGTCGCCGAGATCATGGAGGAGATCGGCTGGGAGACCCGGCTGATCGACCTCACCGAACCCCAGGTCCTCACCCTGATCGAAGTGGCCGTCGGTGGGTTTCAGGACGCCATGCTGGCAACGGCCAAGGCCGATGATTCGGAGATCCCTTTCTGATGTTGGATTACAACCACCGCCCGGGCGTTGCCGAGTTGGTCAACGCAGCCATCGATGCCGGCCTGGAGAGCGAGCGCAGCAACGCGCCTGTTCGGACCTATCTCGGCGGATCGCGCCTCGGGCACGCTTGCGAGCGTGCCTTGCAGTTCGAATTTACCGCTGCGCAAAAGGATGATGGCGCGGATTTTGATGGCCGTTTGCTGCGCATCTTCGCCATCGGTCATGCACTCGAAGACCTGGCCATTCGATGGCTGCGCCAGGCGGGCTTCGATCTCTATACCCGCAAGGGCAATCGCCCCGATGGCGAGCAGTTCGGGTTTGCTGTGGCCGGTGGGCTGGTTCGTGGCCATGTCGATGGCATCGTCGCGGGCGGCCCGGCCATTCCCGGTTTCGGTTATCCGGCGCTCTGGGAATGCAAGACCATGAACGCCAAGAACTGGCGCGAGACTGCCGCCAAGGGCGTGGTGGTCACCAAGCCGGTCTATGCGGCCCAGATTGCGCTCTATCAGGCCTACATGGAACCGACGGTGCCGGGGATTTCCAAAGCACCCGCGCTGTTTACCGCCATCAACAAGGATACCGCTGAAATTCATCATGAGCTGGTGCCGTTCGATGGTGCGCTCGCTCAGCGCATGAGCGATCGGGCCGTGCGCATCCTCCGTGCCACAGATGCGGGCGAACTGCTGCCGCGCATCGCCCGGGAGCGGGATTTCTTCGAGTGCCGCATGTGCCCTTGGGCCGATCGCTGCTGGAGTTTGCCGGCATGAGCGACAACGTCATTCCCCTCTGGAACGATTTCAACGACGCAGTCCCCCAGGCAGATCCCTTCGACCTGGAACCGGATCGCGCGCAGATCGAAACCTTTCTCGACGTTGTGTTTGGCTACTGCGAAGGCTGGATCCCGCTGCGGGGTTTCATCGATAAGGGACAGGGTATTGATGGCCGCCCCCACAACGCCTGGATCGAGGCCGACGGCGCTCTCATCGACAAGGCCATGAACTTCGCCGCTTGGGCTGCGCGGGAAGGGGCGGCCTTCTATGTGGTGCCGGGCACGGTCGCAGCCACCGGGCAGGCCAAATCCGCCGATGTCATCCAGATGCAGACCATTCTGGTCGATCTCGATGCCGGTGACATCACGGCCAAGCTCGACCACCTGATCCGCCATCTTGGTGAGCCGACGCTGATTGTTGAGAGTGGCGGTCGCACACCGGATGGAATCGACAAACTGCATGTTTGGTGGCGACTGAGCGAACCTGCAGAAGGCGATGATATCGCGCTCCTGTGTCGTCTGCGTGGCGACATTGCGGTCAAAGCTGGCGGCGATACCCATTTCCGCTCGGCCCACCAGCCGATCCGCATGGCGGGATCGGTCTACCATAAGGGCGGCTTCAAGCGCCTGGTCAGTATTCGCCGCCATGAGCCCCGCATCGAAGTGCATCTGCGCGACTTCGCCGAGGCGGTGGACGCCATGCCGCCGCTGGAAGGTGTCGGCTCACAGCCTGGACCCAGTTCCGCCAAACCTTCCATCGGTGATGTCTTGATCACCCCTGTTCGTGAGGGCGGGGAAGATAGCTGGACCCGGTTTCAGGGGGCGAGCGCCGCTATGGGGCATTTCATTCGCCAGGCCCATGAGGGCCGGATCAGCCGGGACGAAGCCTGGGAGGCGATCTGCCAATACAACGCCGCCATGCTGCGCCCAAGCTGGCCCCTGGAGCGATTGGCCACCGAGGCGCAGCGTCTGTGGCGTCTGCACGAGGAAAAACACGGCCCGGCGCTAGAACGGCTTTCCCATCCGCCCATGTCGGCGTTGCCAACCTTCACCCTGGGAGCGCTGCTCGACGACACCAGCCCCATGCCGGACGACATCATTGCGCCGCGTCTACTGACCCCTGGTGGATTGTTGGTTGTCGGTGGCGCGCCGAAGGTGGGCAAGAGCGACTTCCTGATCAATCTTCTGGTTCACATGGCGGCGGGCGTGCCTTTCCTCGGCTTCGCTCCGTGCAGGCCCCTGCGGGTGTTCTATCTGCAGGCCGAGATCCAGTACCACTATCTGCGCGAACGACTGCAGCAGATCCGCATCGATCCGGCGACCCTTGCGATCGCCCGAGACAATCTGGTCGCCACACCCAAGGTGCGCATGCTGCTGGATGGCAACGGCCTGGCGCTGACCATCGTCGCCGTTCATGCCCACTATGGCCACGCCCAGCCCGACATCATCTGCGTTGATCCCATTCGTAACCTGTTTGACGGCGGCCCTGATGGAAAGGGCGAGAACGACAACACCGCCATGCTCTTCTTTCTCCAGGAGCGTATTGAAGCACTGCGCGATGCCGTTGCGCCTGATGCCGGTCTGATCCTCTGCCATCACACCCGCAAGATCACCAAGAAGCAATTGGTCGAAGATCCATTCATGGCGCTGTCAGGTGCGGGTGCTCTGCGCAGCTTCTACAGCTCCGGCGTAATCATGCATCGGCCCGACGAAGACCGGCCCGAACGCATGCTGCATTTTGAGCTCCGCAACGGACCGGCGATTGAGCCCAAGATCATCGACAAGCAGGGCGGTCACTGGGTCGAGCTCGACCGTCACAGTGAGCGGCTGATCCGCAAGGCGCTGGGCGACAAGCTTGATGCCGAACGTGTGCGCAAACATGACGTCATTCTCGGCGTCCTGCTCGACGAAGCGCGCCAGGGCCGTGTCTACACCATCAACCAGTTCTCCGAGTCATTTGAGAACACCGGCGGATTGGGTGGCAAAGACACCATCCGTGCCCGTCTCGATGTGTTGGCGACCAAGGGCTTCATCAAATTCCTGCGGGACGGCTCGCCCTATGGTCTGGGACCGTCACGCTCGCGCTTCGGGTTTCTCTGCGTCGAAGGCATGGAAATTCCGACCGATGGGGAAGATGTCGATGCCGTTACCGGCGAGGTCACCCAGGCCACCATCGACGTGTTGCCAACCCACTATAAGTCGCCCCAGACCGGGGCGCTGCTCGAAGTCGAGAACCCCACCGTGTGGGTCTATCCGGAGGGGGATCAGTCATGACCACCCTCAATATGTCAATCCCGCAGGGCTTCGCTCCAACCAGTTTGAACCAGATTGGGCGGTTTTCCGAAACTGCCCCGACAAGGGCACGTGAGGTTTCGCTCTGGCCAGTTGTAATCAGATTGGGGGCAATTCCGAAACTACCCCTGCACATCTGCGCTCGTTCCCCACTGGCTACGCCACAGGCAGATTGGGTCGATGGGCCGTCCCGAAACTCCCCAAACTGGAATTTCTTCAACACCAACAATGTGTTGCGACCCACGACAAGTTTAGGGGGTGAAACCCACCCCCTACGGGGGTGGTGGAGAACGCCGCAGGCGGGTTCTCCAACTTCCACCCCCAGGGGGTTCTGGGCTGCCTCGTGTTCGTCCGCCCCCATCATCAGCACCCAGGACCCGAAAGGACCATTGACCATGACCGTACCCCAAACCTTGGGGCGGGCTTCCGTGCCTGCCCATTCTCCCACCTCCGCATTGGGCCTGCTTGCCCTTGATCTCGGAACCACCACCGGCTGGGCCATGAAGCTGCCCGACGGCTCCGTCGTCAGTGGCACCATGTCGTTTCGGCCCGGACGTTACGAGGGGGGCGGCATGCGCTATCTGCGCTTCCGAACTTGGCTGGATGAACTGGCTCGTTCTTCATCCGGATTGTCCGCGGTCTACTTCGAGGAGGTCCGCCGACATGCCGGTACAGACGCCGCTCACATCTACGGCGGTTTTCTGGCTCATCTCACCTCCTGGTGCGAGCAGAAGGGCTTGCCCTACCAGGGCGTCCCGGTGGGTGCCATCAAGCGCCATGTCACCGGTAAGGGAAACGCTAACAAGGAGGCGGTCATTGTCGCCGTCACGGAACGTGGCTTTGCCCCCACCGACGACAATGAAGCGGACGCCATTGCCATCCTGCTCTGGGCCACGGAAATCCCAGGCGGTGTGCGATGAGACGCTTTCCCAAGGGTTATGGCGGCGAACGCAGCGACCCCGAACAGGTCAAGCGGGAAGGCTGGCGTGAGCAGGGCGTCTTGGTGATCGCGGAGGACGACCAGCGCCTGACCTGGCCTGAACGTGAACTGGTGAAGCAATTGGGATCGAAGCTTTACGGCAAGCGATCCGGAAAGGATTTGTGCCATGGGTGACATGAATTGGACGCCGTTGATGGTCGAGGAACGCATCGTCGAAGCGGTCGACGTGCTGCGGCGACTGCCCGAGGAACGGGTGCGAGGGTACTTCGGGGTGTGGCCAGAGGTCGTTCACGACTTCGCCGACAAGGTCGGGCAAGAGCCCCAGCCCATGCGTCGCCCCCCACCGTCGGCAGGAGCGATCTCACGCATGGATGAAACCCTGCCGTGGCTGGGTTGGATCGATCCGCTTGATGCCAAGATCATCTGGCTCAGGGCATCGGGAAAGCCCTGGAAGACGGTCTGTTGGACGGTCGGCATGGCACGCACTGCTGCCCATCGGCACTGGCTTTATGGTCTTTGCGTCTTGGCCTGGAAGCTTAATGGTCGGCGGATTCCGCGAAACAGATCGCGTCTCGACGTGATCGCGATGGTTCAATCGGCGAAAGCGTGAGTAGCGGATAGGAATGTGTGCGGCGCACACTTTTCGAAGGGACAAAATCGGGCTCTGGGGGGTATGTTTTGGATAGCCTCGCGAGAGGCGCGCGTGGGTGGCCACCCGCCATTGCCAGTGAGCATTGTACGGGTCCCCCCTCGCCAGAAATGTATGCTGGCGGCAATGGCGCGATGGTTCGCTAGCGCCAGGCCGGTTTTTTTGGGAAGCCACCCGAAGCCGGTTTCCTGGCTGTAGCCGTAAGACCCGCAGAATTCCAAACGTTGCAGCTGGTGTCCCCCTGGACTCCGGTGGTTCCCCTGGATCCACTTCGGAAAGCCGGGTGGGAGTCCAGCGACCCCTTCACGAGATTGATCGACATGACCCTCAGTTTTGCACCGGAGAGCATTGCGCTCTGGCCGATTGATCGGCTGCGCCCCTATGCCCGGAACGCCAAGACCCATGACGCCGACCAGGTCGCCAAGATCGCCGCCAGCATGGCAGAGTTCGGTTGGACCGTTCCGGTGCTGGTCTCGGCGGATGGTGAACTGATCGCCGGCCATGGCCGTGTGCTCGCCGCCGAGAAGCTGGGGCTCACCGAAGTACCGGTGATCGTGCTCGATCATCTGAGCGAGGCGCAGCAACGGGCCTACCGCATCGCCGACAACAAGCTGACCGAACTGGGTGCCTGGGATGATGCTTTGCTCTCGGGCGAACTTCAGGAACTGGCTGCCGACGATTTCGACTTGTCGCTCATCGGGTTTGCCGATGGTGAGCTTGATCGCCTTCTGGCCATGCCTACCGACGGCGAAGGATCGCAGGAACCGGGAACGCCCCCGGTGGTTATCCCTGAGCCGCCTCGCAATCCGGCATCACGCATCGGAGATCTCTGGATCCTTGGCGATCACCGCCTGCTTTGCGGCGATAGCACGAGCGCTGAAGACGTCAAACGTCTGATGAATGGCGAGCGCGCAATTCTGTTCGCGACGGACCCGCCCTACCTGGTCGATTACGATGGCTCCAACCATCCAACCCGCAACAAGGACTGGTCGGCGTCCTACGGCACGACCTGGGACGACAGCAGCCAAGGGGCCGAGCTCTACGACGGGTTCATCGCCGCCGCTGTCGCCGAGGCGATCGCCGAGGATGCCGCCTGGTATTGCTGGCATGCATCCCGCCGCCAGGCGATGCTGGAGCAGTGCTGGGAGAAGGCCGGCGCCTTCGTCCATCAACAGATCATTTGGGTCAAGGACCGTGGCGTCCTGACCCGCTCGCATTACCTCTGGAAACACGAGCCCTGCTTCATGGGCTGGGTGAAGGGCAAGCGTCCGCCCAAGGTGGCCGATCAGACGCTGCCGTCCACCTGGGCACTGCCCAGCTTTGCCAAGGACGATCGACCCGACCATCCGACGCCCAAGCCGCTCGATGCTTTCGGAATCCCCATGCGTCAGCATGTGGCGCGAGGCGGTCTTTGCTACGAGCCGTTCAGCGGTTCGGGATCACAGATCATGGCCGGCCAAGCCAACGACCGGCGCGTCTTCGCCATGGAGATCAGTCCGGCCTATGTCGATGTCGCCATCGACCGTTGGCAGGCGGAGACGGGACAGGATGCCGTCTTGGACGGGGAAGGAAAGACCTTCGCTCAGATCAAAGTCGAACGCCTCGGAGATGAAACCACGGAGGACGCGGCATGAGACAGTCTCGTCGCATGTCCTTTGTCGAAGCACTGGCCAACGTCGCCGTTGGTTACGGTGTGGCCGTCGCCACCCAGATCGTGGTGTTTCCGCTTTTCGGGCTGGAAACCACCATGTCGGAGAACCTGACAATTGGTGCAATCTTCACCGTGGTGTCGATAGTGCGGAGCTATTCGCTGCGGCGGGTGTTCGAGATGATTCGGGTTTATAGAAGTGGGTTTCGATAAAACTGGTATTCGAAAATCCCTATCGTCCTTATTCTTGCGAAGTTGAAGAAAAAGACGGGGATGGAATATGGCTCGCGGCAAACCGGTGGAAATCGCCACACAAAGTTTTGACAATCAGAAGAAGGCGACAGAGTACTTTAAAGAAATGCTCAATCGCTACAAAGCGGGTGACAGGGTCGATCCGAACGACAGTTTGGACCTTTCTGCTCTGCTCGAGCGTCACGACGAATACGCACAGAAGGTCGGATGTGGCGTTGACCATTTTGAGGTCATAACCACCGAGCATGGTACCAATTGCTTTCGGATCGTTCGGACGGATGGATCGGGAACGGACTTCTCGTATCGGCATTGCATCACGCAACGGCCGCCGACGAGAAAGCAGGAAGTTTCGCAGGCGTTTCGCCGATCGGTGCAGATCGACCTTTATACTGCTCGCGACAAATTCTTTTCAGACAATAAAGGGCCGGACGGCAAGGTGACTTGCGCGGTTTCGAAGGGGCGTATTGGGCGGGACGAGGCCCATATGGATCACCGCCCTCCGATGACGTTTGAGGTGATTGTCACGACCTTCCTGGAGGGGCGCGGGATGAGCTTGGATCAGGTGCCGATCACGTCGGGCCAGGATGATCAGGTTTCTCCAGAGATCACGGATCCGAATTTGGCTGAAGCATTTCGTTCCTATCATGCGAGGGTTGCCAAGTTGGACATCGTTAAAACGACGATCAACCTGGCGCAGTCGGCACGGCACCGGATTAAAGACGGGCGCGTCAGTCTGACATGACACGCCCGTCCACTCACAGAATTCAGTTTTTAGGCTATCCGATAAACCCGGCCCACGCCCTCGACCTTCTCGGAGACCACGTTTAGGCCGAGCTTTTTCTTGAGCGCGCCGGCGATGGCTCCCCGCACCGTGTGCGGCAACCAATCGGTGGCGTCAACCACCTGCTGGATGGTTGCGCCGTCGGGACGCTTCAGCATCTCGATCAGCATGGCCTGCTTGCCGCCCTTTGATCGTTCAGGTTTCGGGGCCTTGCGGGTGACTTCGGCGGGAGCTTCTTCTACGCCTTCGGTGATGCCAAGGGCGGAATAGGCCAGCGGCGTGGCGCGCAGCGTGATGGATCCGAGCTCCTCGTCGTGCCGCCAGACGGTGTTCAAATCGACAGCCTGTATCTCTTCGATGAGGCCGCGCTTCAGCAGGCTCTTGCAGACGTTGCCGACGGCACCGCCCTTGATCTTGGCGGTGATCGGAAAGATGAGGCCGTCGTCGCGGGCGCAAGCGGCGCTGAGAATGACGGACTGAGTTTCGGAAAGTTGGATATGGTTCATGGTGTGACCTCCTGAGTAGGGGAGGCGCGACCCTCGCGCCCCTTCTACCACCCTGAGCCCCGACGCTTGTGACGCGCGGGGCGGGAGGCCGTTTGAACGACGGTTCAGTCGATGGCTTCGGCTTCGATCTCGCAGTGGGTGACGAACCCGGTGAGATAGGGAAGCCCGGTGGGGATTCCGGTTTCTCGGCTCGTTCGCCGGGTGATGGTCCAACCCATCCACCGTTCGATCGCGGCGTCGATGGCGTTCTCGATGATGAACCCGCTCGCCAGTCCGTTGGCGACGTCGTCGGCGAAGTGGCGACCGTGGCGGCTGTCGAGAAAATTTCGAACCGTCGTGTCGGGGCATCCGGTGGCGGTGGCGATTTCGCGCATGGCCAAGGGCCAGGCAGCTTCGGCATCGGCGTGGTGGCCGATAGTGCCGAAGAAGCCCCAGTCGGTGTTGCGGGTGGGAAGTGTGTTGGTGTCCATTTTTTGGCTCCTGGCTCGATTGTCTTGGACACATACAGGCTCTGATCCGCCATACCATCAAGCGGATAAGTGCATCAATTTATTGCTATTTCGAGGGTTCGATGCAGGGCATGAGCGAGCGCCAATACGCGGCCCACGTCGGGCTGTCTCGCGGCGCAATTCAGAAAGCAAAGACCGCAGGGCGACTGGTCCTTCACGCTGATGGATCCATCGATGCGGAAGGCTCTGACGCCCGCCGTGCCGCCACAACTGATCCGTCCAAGCAGAGAAGGGATCCTTCTCGCCGCTCCATGAAGCCAGTGCCCGATACCGCCTTGTCGGCGGTCGGCGATACGTTGCGCGAAAACGGCCTGACGACCCCGTCGACCGGGGGCGGGACGACCTTCTTGCAGGCCAAGACCGCCAACGAAGTTCTCAAGGCTCAGGAACGCCGGCTTCGCCTTCAGAAGATGAAGGGCGAGCATGTTGATCGCTCCCGCGCGACCGCGCTGGTGTTCCGTCTGGCCCGCCAGGAACGGGACGCCTGGGTCAACTGGCCCGCCCGCGTTGCCGCACAGATGGCGGTGCAGATGGGGATCGAGCCACATCAAATGCAAAAGGTTCTCGAAGCCCATGTCCGTGACCACCTCTCAGAACTCGCCGAACTTCGGCCCGAGTTCAGGTGATCTGCTGGACTTCGAGGGTGCAGACGACCTCCTGCGGTCCTGGGCCAATGGGCTGACGCCCGACCCGGTTTTAACCGTATCTGAATGGGCCGACCGGCATCGCATGCTGTCGTCTCGCGCCTCGGCTGAGCCGGGGCGCTACCGCACCGCTCGAACGCCTTACATGCGCGCCATCATGGACGCGCTCTCGCCCAGCCATCCGGCCAGGCGGGTCGTGTTCATGAAGGCCGCGCAGGTCGGAGCGACCGAGGCCGGCAACAATTGGATTGGCTTTGTCGTCCACCATGCGCCGGGTCCGATGTTGGCGGTCCAGCCAACGGTGGAACTGGCCAAGCGCTTCTCGCGTCAGCGCGTCGATCCGCTGTTCGATGAAACGCCGGAACTGCGCGAGCGGGTCCAACCGTCGCGCGCCCGGGATTCCGGCAACACCATGCTGTCGAAAGAGTTCCCGGCAGGGCTTCTGGTGATGACCGGGGCCAACAGCGCTGTCGGCCTGCGTTCCATGCCTGCCCGCTATTTGTTTCTGGACGAAGTGGATGCCTATCCGCCGTCGGCTGATGAGGAAGGCGACCCGGTCGCCCTGGCCGAGGCTCGAACCCGCACCTTCTCCTGGCGGAGCAAGGTATTCCTGGCCTCGACGCCGACCACCCATGGCGTGTCGCGCATCGAGCGCGAGTTCGAGGCCAGTGA